TACACCTGCTGGACCAACATCTGCCAAAACATCCTTGTATACGTTGGATGCAGATAGGTCTTTATCTCCACGAAGAAGGGATGCTGTAAGCTGCTTAAAGTATTGCTCTTCATTGAACACGCCCAAAGGCTGATTATTAATAAAGGTAGGGTCTAGGTCTGACTCTAGTGCCAAGAATTTTCTTTGTCTCTTAACATCCATTGGATCTTTAATAACAACAACTCTTTGGTTTGGAGATTTTAGTCCATGAGCCTGTCTAGCAATTGTAGTTGCTCTAATTTCTGCAAGGGCTGCCTTTTCATCCATTACTGGTTTTACGAATACTTGCTTGTTGCCCTTTTGATATACCCCGCCTAGTCCAAAAATTGGGAAGCTGTGTCCAGAGGTTGGGCTTATCTGATGACCGTATACTGTTGGAGGAGTATTTACATAACTGCTCTTTTTAAATAGCTCATAGATTTCATCTGCTGCAGAGCGAGATTTTGTAACAGATTTTGAAGACTTTGGCATTCCTAAGAAAACACCATTTCTAAATCCTGGAACATTTCCAGAAATCATGTCTTTAATAAATGGAGCATACTTTTGTGCTTGCTTTGCAGGAATTACCGCTTCGCCTGGAGAAAGCATTGCTGGAACAACATCGCCAGCCCCCTTAGGTCCAGGAACAGACATTACTCCAGAGGCAAATTTCTTTGGAGGCCTTGTTCTTGCGACTGCTCCTCCAGACATGCCGTTTTGAGCAGCTAAAGCTTTTCTATAAGCAATAGACAGGTTGTTAATTGCTGCAGCTTCAGAAGTAAAAGTTTGTGTTAGTTTTTGATGAATCTGATTTAAAGATGCGGCAACTGCAGATGCTTCTAGCTGCTGCTGTGTCATGTAATCAGTTTGCATTCCTAGCTCTGTACTAGCTGTACCAGTTTTATTTATTGCTGTTTTAAAGAATGTAAACATCTTGATGACGTTTGCAACACCGTTAGCTATAAGACCAAAACCCATAAGAAATACTGGACCAATAACTCCAGCCACAGCGGTTAGACCAACTACAAAGCTTTTAGCTCCTGCGTCAAGCTCATTAAATTTTTCAAGAATCTTTGTTCCAAATTCTAGAACTGGAGTTACAGCCTTTAAGAATGCTTCTCCAAGAGGAACAAGAGTAACCTTAATATCTTCAATAGCTTTTTGAAATTTAAACATTGGAGAGTCTTCAACTTTTTTCAACTCTCGTTCAGCAAGAACTGCAAGCTCTTCTGTTGTTGAATTTGTTAGCTTTAGAACACGACTAGCCTGATTACCCTCTTTGATAACGTTTTGGAACAATGTAGATAGACGTGCAAACTGGAACTTACCAAATAGCTGTTCAATTGCTTGTGCACGATTTAGTGGGTCTAAGGTATCTAAAGCTTTAGCAAAGTCTATTACAATGCCCTTAACATTTCCTCTATTTGCATCTACAATGCCTTTGATATTAATACCAAAACCTTGAAGCATTTCTGAAGCTCTTCCAGTTGGATTAATTAGAGCTGCAAGACCAGACTTTAGGGCGTTAGCACCTTCTGATGCATTAATACCACCCTCACGCATTGCTGTTAAGAAGAATGTTAGGTCTTGAACATCTCCACCTAATTGTTGAACAACTGGTCCAGCTTTTGGAATTGCGATTGTTAAGTCTTCAATAGAGGTTACAGTTTGGTTTTCAACAGCGTTTAAGAAGTTTATTTTTCCTGCTAGCTCTTCTGCAGAAACTCCAAAAGCGTCTGTTAAAGATATTGTTGCTTTTAATGCCTCTGCCTGCTCTACCCCACCAAGTACGGCTAGACGAGTTGCCTGTGCAACCTGTGCGGTTAGCTCAGCACCCATCTTACCAGTAGCAGCTATGTCTGCTGCAAGCTCCATGGTCTTGGATACTGCAACTCCGTATTTTGTAAACTCTGCAGCTAAATTCTTAATTTCATTTAAAGCTTTTGTTGTTTGCTCTGTGGTGGTAAACATTTCACCATAAACACGCTTAAAACGAATTGCCTGTTTTTCTATTTCCATAAATGTTTTTACAGCAACTGTTCCAAACATTGTAAGTGGAATAGTAAAACCAACCATAAGCTGACGTCCAGCCCACTGGGTATTTTTACCAAAGTTTAGGAGGTTTGTAGACCCCTGCTTTAGCATTTGATTTAGCAGAGCTTGCTTCTGAGCAGCTATCTGAGTTTTAGTACTTAGACTTTCCATGTCTAAGGCTAGAGGCCTGACAGCAATAGACCTTATAGCACCGTTAGCATCACGACCCATTTTAATATATTGAGTCTGAATATCCTTTACACGTTCACGTGCTACTTTATTTATTGTGTCAAACTCAGTAGTAAAAAATCTTCCGAATGACTTAGTGGATGCTGCAGAATATCTAAAATACTCTCGCATAGAGAGTTTATTTTTTTCAAGTGCAGATGTAAAAGATTCTGTAGTAGATTTTACATTTTTTATAGTTGCAGAGAATTGGCCAGTTCTATTTATACTATTAAGAAGGCCCTGCTGTAGGTTTAGGGATGTTGCAGCTGCTGCTGCACCACCCTTAGCCATGTTGGTGTGAAAGGCTGAAATCTGCCGTTGAAGATTTTTAATACTTGCCAATGCGGCAGCGGTATCAATATCAACTCTTATTCTGGCATTGGCATCTTCAGCCATCCATTAACACCTCTTTATTTAATTAGTGCTAAGACCGCCAAGAGAAACTTCTGAAAGCTTAACGCCTGATGCTTCTTCAACAATCTTATAGACTGTAGGAAGATCTAGAATCTCCTCTAAAGTCTTTAAATCTTCAGCCAGTTCTGGCTTGTACTGCTTCATTGCGATTTGAACACAGTCCATCAAAATACTCATTGACTTGTCGTTATCCTCTGCAACTTCTGCAATACCCTCAAACTTCTTCATAAAAGGACGGAGGAGTGAAATCTTTAAGGGACGAACCTTAATTTCTGTTCCGTCAATTAGCTTAATTGTCTTTTCTTCGTATACTTCTGTACTCATATTATTTTAGTCCTTCCGCTATGAGGCTTTACCTATTATAACATAAAAACCTCTATTTTTTAAGGGGTTTTGTAAGATCTTCATACCCCAGCCCCATTCCAATTCCAAATCCAGCCTTCTGTGCATTTACTCCCTGTAGGGCAAGAATGTCATTTGAATTTGCCGCTTTTCCACCACTAAATACCCTAGCCTTCATTTCTTCCCACTTATTTCCAGAGCTCTGTCCGCTATTCTTGTCTAGGTCTACCCCTTGAATTGCAGCAAAGAATTTCTTTTCTTGATAATCAAGGTCTCTCTTAGATTCTAGGGTTATCATCAACTCTGGCATAGATAAAGATAGCTCAAGCTCTTCGTAATCTTTCCAAATCCCCAGCAAAAATATTTCAGCTTCAAGCTTTGCTAAATCTAGCTTTTCCCAAGAAGAGCCGCTATCCTCAGCCTGCTCTTTTACTGGATTTTCAGATTTTTCATTAATCTTTATACCCGCAGCAATCTCTAAAACATCATAGATTCCTGGTAGGTCCATGCTATCTTCTAGGTCAGAGATGTTTGCTATTTTTGGATAATATTGTTTCATTGCTATAGCTGCACAATTTGATAAAAAGATAATTGCTTCTTCATCATTATTTGCCGTTTTTACAAGCTCAAAAGCTTCCATAAACTGTCTTAAATATTTTATTTTAAGTGGCACCAAAGTTAGCTCTGTGCCATCTATAAGAGTAATGTTTTTTGATTCATATGCTTCTGTTGCCATCTTATAAGTATACCGCAAAAACAAAACTGCCCAGCCTAAAAAGACTGGACAGCTTCGTGTTATTAAGTTATATATTAAATTATGATACTGCTGGGATAGTGCGGTCTACGATCTTACCGTAAGATGCACTGTCGTTTGGTAGCAAACGGAATGAAACCTCGTACATTGTTGGCTCATCACGCTTTGCAGATACTGTAACACTCTCAATAGAAAGTGCACGGTATGCAACATAGATACGCTCAATCTGCTCGTCTGGGTTACAGTCACCTGTACCTGGACCAACAGCTACGAGACCTCGCTCGACTGGGCACTCACCGATGTCACCTGCTGATAGGTTTAGGGTTGGAGATCCAGCCTTAATACCTGTAGCTCCTGCACTTGCGGTTAGGTCTTCGTCCTTACCAGCTAGTGAGAATAGCAAGTTCTCTAGTGTTGCCTCAGCAAAAGCAGTGTTCAGGTTAACCTGCATACCCTGCTTGTATAGCTTTGCAACGTCAAGAACCTGATCAACCTGTACCTCACCGAAGTCAGGCTGGAACTGTAGCTCTAGACCGTTCATTGTGTAACCTACGTTACGAAAACCAGCTGTTATGCTAGTTGCATTTGCAAGTGTCTCTCTGTAAGTTCCTGTTGTATTATTAACAGTTCCTTCTGGCTGGTAAGCTGGAAGGAGGTTATCAGTTAGAACACCTGGCTCGTATGTAAATAAAGCGGCTGCACCAACAATAATATTGTTAGCTATTCCTCTGTTATATGCCATATTTTTCACCTCATTTTCTTAATAGATATGGGCGTGTTTCCTCAAAACTAAGTATACCAGTCTATTTAAATAATTTGTTTTGTAGACAGTTTTCTTTCTGGTACCCAGTCAGCCCCAGTCAATTCTGCCATTGGGTGGTAGTCATATTCAATAATAATCTTATTTCCACCATAGGTTCTAGCAGTTCCAAAGTCAATAATGTCTCTAGACTCTTCTAGCTGATATACTTTAAAATCATGGAAATAGAACATGTTGTCTATTAGGTCTGGATTTTGGCTTGTACCCAAATTAACCTGTCTATTTGATGCCCAGTTGTTTACTTCTTGAGCTGTTTCATCTCCACGATCCATTAGTCTTAAGATCTGCTCCTGAATCTGAACCATTTTTTCAATAGGGTTTTCTCCATTTGCATAAAAGTAGTACATAATTTGCTCACACTTGATATGTGGAAAGTTTTTCTTGTTCATCCTAATTAGTCTATCCCAAGTAGCCATGGTTCCCCCAGTAGGGAAATAGGATGTTAGGTCATTAATAGTTGACGGTAGAGTTGGAAAGAATGGTGTATCTAGACTGGTGTTTTCCAGAATCTTACTTTGAAGATACTTGTTTATCCATAAAACTGGAGTATTTAATAATGAGTCATTAGCCAATCTTAGCCACCCCCGCATTTGCTACCCAACGATAGCCAGTTGATACTCCCTTAGATCGTCCAGCTTTTTTACCTGCTGCTAAATTCTTTTTATAAATTGTTGGATTTTCAAGGTAAGCTCCTATGCCACTAGCTCTTAAAAATGCCTGAGTAAAGTATTTGTTAAAAAAGTTATCAAAGGTTTGTTCATATTTACCCTGTGTGTTTCCTCCAGGGTTGCTTACTCTTACTGGACTTTTTGTAAAAACCTCTTCTCCGTTAACTTCAAAGCGTAATGCTTGAGCTTCTTTAGGAGCTATCGTTACTGGAATTCCATTTTCCATAATTTTAGCTTTATTGTAAAAAGGAGTATTTGAGCCATCTTGAATACTGTTTGATTGTCTAAAAGATGATTTAAAAGAAAGTCCTAGACCACTAATTGTATAGTCAATATCATAAAGCCTGCTGTCTGGGCTACCAGTTTGACTCCACTCATATACGTGGTGTAGGATAGATGGGTTTGTCCTAGCATTAGAGTCTATATAGCTTTTTAATATTTCTATTGTTTGCACTCCAATTGAATGAAGAAGTTGCTGCTTTCCTAGCTGAACACCTTCTAAAAATCCAGAAGAATAGTCCATAATATTTTTCATATCTTTAGCAAATTCTCTTCCATCAAACTTAACTCTCATAGGTCTACCGCCTGATTTTCAGATCTACGAACAACTATCTTGTAGTACTCTACAGAACCAAACGGTCCTACGAATGGCTCTACTGTAGCAACCTCAAAAAGAGTGGATTTTCCTGCTCTTGGGCCAGCAGTCTCTAGATAAAGTTCATTAAGATTTTTGTCTTTTATATTGGTAACAAGAATATTTGTTATTGAATTTTGACCTTCTGTAGAAGAAAAACGAATATCAGATTTAGCCCTACCCAACATAATGCTATCCTGTGTAATGTTTGCGTTAGGCTTTATGTCTTCTTTCCAAGCTGTTCCTGCTGAATTAAAATTACAGGCAATTGTCTTATCATGAATCCAATTTTTCTTAACGTTGCCATATGGGCCCTGGTCTACAATTGGATAGTAAATGTCTGCAAGCATTGGGAAAATAATCGATATGGATTCGCAGGTTGGCATTACAACACTCCAAGTCTAGTGATAGATTTAGCATACTTTGACAGTATCTTATCTACAACAATGTTTCCTGTTCCCTCAAACAATCTTTTATCAAACTGTAGTCTGAACTGATCAGTATTGTAAGATGTTATATATCTCTGGTAATAATCAATTCTTCCGCACTTGATATCGTCAATAAGTAATGTTGCTGCTCTTGCAATGTCTGACGGAACTGATGGATAGCCAGACTCTAAAACAAATCTATAGTCATATCCGTTGGGGAATCCACGCAAAGGTGGTAGATTAGCATCTACTATATCTGACATAGCTGTTGGCATAATTAGAGGGGCTTGTTCATCTCTATTAACCATGTCTAGCATTTTCTCAGTAATAGCGGTCTTATCTTTTGTTATTTCATATACACGATCCGTTACCAAAACGTTATTTTCGTATACAGACAAAATCTTTTTTGCATCCATCCATAGTGGAATGTAGTCTGCACCTAACCCAACAGTTTCTAGAACCTTTTTCTTGTAGTAAAATCCTTCTGGGATTATAGAGTCTATAATTGCTCTAGCAATTTCTTCATATCTAGTATACTCAGCAATTTCTGAAGCATTTTGCCCTAAGGTCGATGGGGCTACATATGGCCTTACAAGAGCAAAGGTGTCATCAAATAAAGTCTCTGTTTCATCTAGCTCTGCTGTAATAATAACATGATATTCTGTGTCATACTTTGAGTTTAGTGGGTACTGGATTGTATCTCCAGACATTCCTACAAATAAGAATGTGTCTTGCACTGAAAGATCAGATAGATCTATAACTGTTACAGTTATGTCTGAGTCTATAGATACTATTGCTGGAATTTGAAAACTAATAGTAAGGTTAGAATATGGCTGTGCTCTTAAAATTTCCATTATTTACCAAAATCCTTAGCAACCTCTTCTGGCGTTGCAATCCTAATGTGGTCACGCTGTAGCCATTTTTCAGAAATAGGCTTAGTGACGATGTTGTATCCTTTAAGAACTTTTCCAACTCCTGGCCAGGATACGTTTTTTGAAGAATATATAGCTACTGTGTTTCCTTTATTCTCTGACTTTAATTCTTTATCTGTTTTAACATCATTTGTCAAGCCTCTTCCGTTTGACCCAATTACATTTTCGTCGTTAAAGTTTACAGATGTTTTTGAATTAAAGTTTGGGGTACCCGAAGAAATAATACTATCATTATTTTCCTGTAGCATAATAACCTCCTAAACTTATATTATAACAGATATTAGAAAGGGGCAGAGGCCGAAACCCCTGCCCCCTCTAAAGGTTAGCTAAGACTTAGGAGTCTGAGCCATCTGCGTCAGCGAACGCAATGGCGTCCTCTTCCTCCCACTGAATACCGAAACGTACGAATACGGTGTACTCAATGGTGTCCTTCTTTGGTACATACTGACGGTTTACAGTGATATCTCTCTGGAAACCCCATACACGGTTCTGAGGGAATGTAAGGTCTACATAACCTGCAGGGTAGTAAGGAACTTCCTGAACATCAATGCCTAGAACACGAGTTGTACGTGCTCCACCGAATGTCTGTCCCTGTCCATCAAGGTAAGCCTGGGTGTTAGCCTGGGTGTTACCGTTGTGTCCAAGTGCCTCAGCAATTGCATCTGACAAGGTACCGTTGTTCTTAACGATTCCCTGGAATGCATCTGTACCAGCGTAGAACTTAAGATTGCTCTTAAGTGCACGGTACTTCCTTGGCAATGCAAGAATAATCTTCTGCATTACGTCTGGA